ACATCAAGCATATCTTCTATTTGCTTAGCCTCGTCATCTTCGGTCATCACGAGATTTAATATCTTATCTTCTTTAACTGTATATGGTCTGTATTTTACTTTCTTACCAGAGACTGGTAATATACATGATAATACTGGTGTTTCTAATTTTGGAAAACTCATTTCACTTCGCCTTTATATTATTTGCCATTCATTTCGTAAATATTGTATGTCATTGTAACTGTCATTTTTGCAACTTCGCCATCGGAATATGCCATTGGCAAATCATCTATCTTCATTGGCCAGATTGAAGTCATATGCCAAGTTCTTACTGCTGTATTTTGCTGATCTAATAATTGTAATTTCATTTCTGTAGAATATTCGCTAAGGTAATTCATATTATATGTTTCTGGGTTCCAGATAACGTCTATCCAATCCTCAAAGAATTGTCTCACATACCCATTACCATCCATATAAAAATTCATTACTATTGGGTTATAACTTCTTTGGTATGGTAATACAATCGGAGCAGATTTGCTAGCCCAGTCGAATGTTAATATGTCTGTACCTGGAAAGTTCACACTATTACAATTTTTATTAATCACTTGCATTATGTCATTGTCATATTTTGCTAGTGCTTTAGGTGGAGTAAGTATAACTTTATACTTGTTGCCACGTACGTAATCTTGTGCTACTGCCGATAAAATATCATTTACTTTCATGAAGTATATGCCTTCTTTTTATTTTCTTTGTGTACTGCTGCTTGGTCTTTTCCAATGAATTTAGTAGTAGGTAATACTAACATCAATTCCCAATCGTCATCTGGTATCCTAATAAGCTTAGATTGAACTTGCCTATTTAGGTACTTTCTTACGATCGGCCTGCCTAACCTAAATTTATCACTTCGCCGAATAACGTCCCATACTATCTTTATAAATGTTCTATATCTTGTACCACGTTTGTACATTTGCAATAAGTTAAATAATCTTAATCTAGCTTCAACATCTATTAGGTGCCAATTCAGGCCAGTAAATCCACCCTTGAAAGTGCTTAATACTAATACTGTTGGTGTTCTATCATAATATTTTAATTTAACTTTTCCAACTGGATCATATATAAATGAATAAAACATACCAGGCGTAACTCTTTTTGGTACTAACCGGCCATCTAACATACCGGGCGATCTTATCTTTTGTTTTATATAATTGACTGGTACGTTTGTATTTTCTATAATCCCGCCGATGAATAAATCATCGCATATTGTTCTATATTTTCTTATCCATTTTTCGTTTATGCCCTGATTAACTTCTTCAAGTAATCTGGAATCTAACTCATCCATGGCCTTTCGTCTCTCGCCTGGAGTATATCTACTATATCGTTCTTTTAATGAGTCATATTTGATATTCTTTTTCGCTTTTGCTTCAATCTTTGCAACAGCACTTTCTCTAGTATCTGAAATTTCAAGTATCTTATCAAGTACCCTATCGTTATATTCATTTATATATATTCTTTCTTTTGACACTTGATTATCTCGCCTTGAATAAATCTTTTTCAGTCAGCACAATAAAATTCATGCCCTTACTTTTTGCGTATGTATCTGCAGCTGTCCACTTTGCTTGGTTCTTTACATATGTATTCACTTTATTTACATATGCTCGTCTGTTCTTTCCTTGCCGTGGTGCCTTTGTTTGCTTAAATGGTTTTATCTCTATAATATTCTCAGTTATCACTCCGGTTTGTTCATTCACTACTCTTACGTAAAAATCAGTATAATATCTATGAACCTTATTATCTGTTGGACATCTGTAGGGTATTATTATTTCCTCTGAGCCCCATTGTAAAACTCTTGTACAATTGTCACACCATTTCATATAGGCCAGTTCCCACGAAGACAAATATCTGACATTGTTTATATTGCCTATGTATTTATCTTTATTTTTGACCCTATATTTTCCTTTATATGACATAGAAATATTTATAACACCAAGTAGGATAACCTGTTATAAATATTCTTTGGATAATTAAGGATTGTAACATGGCAATAACACCAATTTTAAATAATCGAATTACAAAGGCAGCACTGAACAAAACCGGTACTTCGTCTTATATTAATTCTGCTAAAGAAGAAAAATCAAAAGTAGATTCGTATATACGTGGCGGAAAGGAATGGGCAGATGCAGCTAGTGATTTAATAGCTGGAATAACTCCAGACATAAAGGAGTCTGCCGGCGATTTGCTTGGTTCATTAGCTGGCAAACAAGATATACTATCTGCTGGTAAAGATAATAAGATTGCAACCAAAGTATTAATTAATAATCTTGCTAATCTGGGCCCTGATAGTGCTGGTGCAATTGGTGCAAATCAGATAGTACAATTGTTCACTACTAAGCAACAAATAGTAAAAGATGCAGGAAAGAATAGAAGTTCCAGCACTAGGGGAAAATTAGTATATCATGATGTTCAATATAATGCTAATATAAATGATATCCTTACTCATGCTACTTTCTTGCCATTGCCCTCTACAATATCTTTTAGTACTGGGTTTGTATGGAATGTATATGAGAGCGGTGCTCTTGGAGATGCAATTGACAAGTATAACGGAAAAACATCAATAGATACATTGGGCGGTATGAAAGATATGGTATCAGTTGCTGGAGGAGTTGTTGGAAATTTAGCAAAGGTTGGTCAACATAAAATTGCTAAGAACTTGTCAGAGACTATATCTGGCGGAGAAGGACTATATAAAGCACTAGAAGCAAAGTCAGGGAAAGTATTTAATCCACGAGAGAATGTTTATTTTGATGGGATAAAACATCGTACATTCCAAGTAGTATGGGACTTAGCCCCACAGGATGAACAGGCTAGTGTACAAGTAATGGCACTAATAAAAGCTTTACATATCCAGGCTGCACCAGCAACAACTAAAAATAAATCATTTTGGACTATGCCTGATATATTTACATTTTCAATTATAGATACACATACACCAAAAACAATATTAGATCGTGGCGAAGTAGCTATTACTGGAATTGAATGTGACTATACTCCAGACGGAGTATGGGCTGCTTTTAGATCAGGGCAACCAGTACATATAACATTAACTGTGGACTTTATGGAAATGCAATTACCAGATAGGGCACGTAATATTGAAATGCTATCTAGCATAGACAACATAGCATATAAGGATCAATAATGTCATTATTAGATAAACTATCAAAAATTGAATATAGTGGTTACATAGTATCAGATATTACTAAACGATTTGCTATGTCAAAAGTAGCAAAGAATGATAACACAGTAATACAAGACTATTCTATTGAGGGCCATGAGAAAGCAGAACACCTAGCATTTGATTTTTATGGCTCTGCAGATCATGTATGGTTAATATATTTAGCAAATGATATAGTTGATCCATTTTATGGGTGGATTCTTAGTGATAATGTTTTATCTCAAGTAATTGAAGATAAATATGGAGCAGGGAATGAAAATGTTGTTCATCATTATTTGTTAGATGGAGAAGAATTGCCCGATCCGTTATATGGATTTTCCTCTAGTCTATCCAATCCAGCAATGGCAATATCTTCTGAGCTTGGACAGATACGCCATGATACAGTAGCAGGCGATATGCTATCACTGAAAAATGCTACAATGTCCAGGTACCATTCTGGCTCTGGCAAGTATTATATTGAATATCGAATCACTTCGGGTGACCCTGCAGATTTCGTATTCGGTTTAGGGTTGACTGATGCAAATATCAGATATCCAGTATTGGCAGATTATGATGGATTGACAATGTCTTACCCTGCAGCATCAAATACAGAGTTAGGAATAGCATTAACGTATAATGGAACTGCTTTTACTATTCATGAAAATTTTGATGGGGCTGTTTCACTATCACCTCAACAAATTACTCAGAATTCTACTAGTGCTGATAATTTTGGAATTGTATTAGATTTAGATAATAATGAAATTCAATTTTATATTGATGGGTTAGTAGTTGGAAGTGTTGAACATACACCTGCTGCTAGGGAATATTCATCTTGGGTTCCAGTAATATCTACTCAAACTGGTACTGCACAGATATTAGATAGTGCAGAGCAGGAATACTTTGCAACTTTACAAGAATCAATAGATGATTTACAACATTGGCAAACAGAGCCAGTACATGATATTGCTATTCCAATTACAAATGAAGAGCACGAAACAAGAATAAATGAAAGTAAAAGAAAAATAAAAATCATTCGGCCAAACTATTTAGCTTCGATTCTAAATGAATTAGAGAATCAATAATGGCTAGTATTGAAAATTTAATTATAAAAGATTTATTCATAGCAGCAGAAGGCCGACCTATGTAAATCTTAATGCTAGCAACAATCCATTATTTAAATCTATTAACATATATGAGTCAGTATTCTCACAATATTTGACTGGTAATATTATCTTTATTGATGCAGCAGCTATACTTGAAAGTTATCCTATAGTTGGCGATGAATATCTATATATTTCATTCAAATCATCACCTTTAGCTAAAGAGTATAATAAAATATTCAAAATTATTAAATTAGAAAGTGTTGATGAGGTTCCAGCAAAAGGAATTCAATTATACACTTTACATTTTGTATCAACCATAGCAGATGAGTCATTAAAGAGAAAATTAAGAGTATCATTTAAAAATAAAAAAGAATCTGAGATTATAGAATCAATATGTAAAAATACTCTAGGCGTGAATAAAATTGAAGTTGAAGAAACCTTAAATGAGCGAACATTTGTAATTCCAAATTGGTCTCCATTAAAAACTATAAAATATTTAGCAAATACGTCTATTAGAGATTCTAACTCAAGAAGCGCATCATTTTTATTTTATGAAGATCGTAATGGGTTTAAATTTAAATCATTAGAAACCATGATGGGCGAAGAAGCTGTTGCAGAACTAACCCTAGACAAAAATAACTATAAAAAACAAACAATATCTAGCATAAAAGAATTTGAAATAGATAATTGTTTTGATATAGTTTCAAATAGCAATAACGGGTATTATGGTTCTACTATTACTGAAATAGATTTAATTGATAAAAAAGTAAATACATACAATTATACCAATGAAACCTTTTTAGAAGATCAAGATAAGATTGATGATACTGGTGGATATGCAATACATGGCCAAAGTAAAAGCGATGGTGGCGACAGACCAATAGTTAGAGTAAGAAATCATACGCATGCAAATGGTAATTTTAATAATGCGCACAATGTAATGCCACGAAGAATGTTTATGCTACAACAATTTAAAAACTATGAAATAGATGTTACTTTGCCTGGTAATTCTAATTGGATTACTGGCTCAAAGATATTATTCAATAATCCTTCATTACGAAAAACAACATTACCAGAAGATAACAAATATATAACTGGTAATTTTATATGTACAGAAACATGGCACGAAATAACTCCATCAAAGCACAATATGATGATTACATTGCGGAAGCCTACATTTGCAAATGAGGTTGAAAATTAATGATTAACGACGCACAGTGGTTCTTTGGTAAGGTAGAGGATATAGCAGACCCTAAGCAACTTGGTCGTGTCAAGGTACGTATATACGGAATACACTCGGAGCAAACAACACCAAACCTAGAAACTGGCGAGGGCATAGAGACTGAAGCACTACCGTGGGCTTTGCCAATGCAGCCGATTACATCCGGTGCACTAGTTGGTGTCGGCACATCGCCGACTGGGCTGAAAGTTGGTAGCCAGGTTGTTGGCTTTTCCAGAGATGGCGACAAATACAATAACCTAATAATAACCGGCACTGTTGCTGGTATAGCAGATGAACATGATGTCAATGAGCTAGCACGCGGAATCACTACTGATATGGTGTCTGCTAAGAAATCAGGCGTCAAATCTGGTGTGTCAAATGCCAACGGCAAAGGTACATGGTCAGAACCCGCTACACAATATGCTGCTAAGTATCCTGATAACCATGTAACAGAAACGGAGAGTGGTATCATTATAGAATTGGATGATACTTCTGGAAGTGAACGTGTACATATATATCATCCAACAGGAACCTTCCATGAGATACACCCAGACGGTACAATGGTTACGAAAGGGGTCAATGGATCATACGAAGTAATTCAAAATGATAAGAACATCTCTGTTGGTGGAAGTATAAATATTAATGTATCAAGCAATTGTACAATCAAAGCTGGCGCGGATTGTGATATCCAAGCTTCAGGGAATACAAAGGTAGTTACAACAGATTGTGATATCAATGCATCTGGAAATATTAAAGCAACAGCAGGCGGCTCAGCGAATATTTCAGCTGGCTCTTCTGCCGAGGTATCGGCAGATGGCAGCGTGTCAGTTTCGGCTGGCGGCTCAGCAACTATAACCGCGTCATCATCAGCTACACTAAAAGCTTCGGGTGGCGTATTAATTAAAGGATCAAAGGTAGAATTAAAGGGAACACAAACGGTAGTAATATGAATATTTTATCAAAGCTAGGGACAATGACTAAAATGAAACTAACAAAAAAAGACCAAGCTAAGTTTATCTTAGAAGGTGTTCAAGATAGGTTCACTGAATTAAATCAAGTTATCGGTCCTGCAGGATCGGTGCCAATGCTATTAGCAGAAACTGAATATAATGATCAAGCAACAGAGATAGCAATATTAGTGGATGAATTAAATGTTGAAATTGATTTATTAGCTAAAGATATTAAAGAAGAAATTAATTAATGGCAAAGCCCACATATAAAGATATCAATCTTAGTTTCATTGCTCATCCTATTACTGGTGACCTCGTAACAACAAATGATGATGAAGCAATCAAGCAATCTGTTAAGACACTTATTCTTACTGGTTTTTATGAGCGCGCACATCACCCAGAGCTTGGTTGTCAAGTCAACGGGCTATTGTTTGAATTGGATACAATTGCTACACGATTAGTTATAGCAGAAACAATAAGAAGCATATTACGAGAACATGAAAATAGAATCAGAGTAATAAATGTTTCAGTAGATTCAGATGATAATCATGGTTATAATATAGGTATATTTTATAAAATCTTAGCGTATCGTAAAGATGCGAAAACAACATTATTTTTAAACAGGGTTAGATAATGGCAAACCAACAATTTCAAGATTTGGATTTTGATGAAATCAAAGAGAATCTAAAAACATATTTAACAAATAAATCTGAGTATGCAGATCATAACTTCTCGGGTTCCACGTGTAACCTGCTTTTAGATGTAATGGCTTGGACAACTCATTACGTTGGAGTATATGCCAACCTAGCCCTCTCAGAATCATTTCTTGATTCTGCAGACTTGAGGCGATCTATTGTGTCGCGAGCAAAGGAGCTTGGTTATTTTCCTAAGCAGAGCACTGCAGCACAAGCTGGTGTGCAACTATCTGTGACTGGCCAGACTTCTGGACTTACATTATATGTACCAACCGGAGCAAAATTCTCAGCTTCTATAGACGCTGAATCTTTCCTGTTCCAGTCAATTGATAAAATACAATTAATAGAAGATGGTTCTACTGGAAATTATGCCACCGCCTCAGACGTTATTATAAAACAGGGATTTTCAGTAAATAAAACATGGACTATATCTGATCCTGCAACTGATCAATTTGTAATCGTAGATTCAAATATAGATACGGATACTTTGACAGTAACAGTAAATAATGAAGAATGGTTATATGCAGATGATATAACAGTTGCTACCCCTGATAGTAAAATCTTTTATTTACAAGAGGTTGATGTTGGAGAAATTGAAATATATTTTGGCGATGATATTCTTGGAGCAAATATTGATACTAATGATAAGGTCGTAGCGACTTGGTTGAACACAAAGGCAGACAGAGCAAATAATATTAATGTATTTGAGCTAACATCGCCGATTGGTGGCATAGCTGCTAATGCTTTCACAATAATTACCACATCGCAATCCTCGGGCGGGTCAGAGCCAGAGTCTGATGAAACAATTAAGCTAATTGCTCCTAAAGTATATGCTACTCAAAATAGATTAGTCACAGCAGAAGATTATGAGTCTATGGTACTTGCTGAATTTTCATATATAGATGCAATATCAGTATGGGGCGGAGAAGAATCATCGCCGCCTCAGTATGGAAAGATTTTAATCTCTGTGTCTAAGAGCGGAATTGGAGAAAGTATATTAACAACAGTAGAGCGAGCTGAGATACTAGATTATATCTCATTACATAAAGTTGTAACTCAACGACCAGAGATTTATGATCCAGATTATCAAAATATCTCTATGGCAATTACAACTAAATATAATCAATATATGACAACTAAATCGGATGATGATTTGGTTGCTGCTATTGAAGCAGGAGTTGAAGCATATTATAATAGTAACTTAGTAAATTTCAATAGTACATTAAGGATGTCAAGATTACTTGCAGCAATTGATAATTCAGAGACATCAATTGTAGATAGCCACGTTGATTTGACAATTCATAAAAAATGGCAACAACCTATTCTGCAATTTCAATTGTCACAAACTATTGCTATAAACTTCGGTGGAAATGCAATAGAGCCTGGTACATTTACATCCAGCCTATATGATACAACCAAACAATTAAAAGACGATGGCGAAGGTAATGTTTTATATTATGATAATTTAATATTATTAGATGATTCATTTGGTACAATTGATTATATTACTGGTACAATAAATATCCCTAATATAACTATACCAGACGCCACTGCAGCTGCAGCACTAGTTGCAGCACACGCAGGTTGGACAACTACTGATGATATTGTTCTTTCAGAAATATTAGAGCAAGAGCGCTTAGATAATTTTGAAGTTATCAAGTTTTATATGCAGCCATCTGGTTATAACGTAATAACCTCTGAAAACAATCTTATTGCTAGAGATTCAGAAACAGTAGTATTAGAATTATTAACTAGGGATGACTAATGGGTTCAAATAAATTATCATTTTTAACTGATGAAGTAATACCAAAATATGTAAGAGATAACAATAGTGATTATGTTGTCTTTGTTCAGAATTTCTTTGAATACCTAGAACAACAATTTGAAGGATATGATTTAGTAGCGAATTTATTAGAGTATCATGATATTGATACTACTGTAGACGAGTATATCGACGAATATCGAAAAACCTATGCAAGAGCACTACCCAATAATACCTCAGCAAATCTAAAACTAATAATAAAAAGAATTAGAGAATTTTATAGGACTAAAGGTAGTGAGCAAGCATATCAGTTTTTATTTCGTGCAGTATATGATTCATCTACAGAATTTTATTACCCAAGTGAAGGCACATTAAAGGCATCAGTAATTGTACATAAGTTATCAGAAAAAACTTCTCACTTAACTGATTCAAATTATTGGCAAGACTTTTCTTATGTATTAAGAACTGGCCAGTCTTCGCACGTATATGAAAAAATGCTATATGCAATGGCGCACCCTGCAGGATTAAAGTTCTTTGCAGAGCTTAAGCCAACTGCAGAATATACACAAGCTGATCGCCCTGCATACGTTGATTCTTGGATTACGTTGTTATTCATTGATTATATAATTAATACTAATACTCCAACATTTGTTGAATCTACACGAGCACTATCTACACAATCGTTTGGAACTGGAATGCCAGCGATGAGTAATTATTTGTGGGAAAGAGAAAGTAAATCCCAGCCAGCTATTCTTGCAGATACTGAAGATACTATTATAGGTCAATTGGATGGCCAGGCGTCAGAGCAACATTGTTTAGTATTTTATAATAGAGCTAAGCAAGATATCAATTCATTCAAGATTATGGATAGATATGTTGAATTCATTGGTGCGACAAGTAATACAGGGACTTATCGGGATAGAGATGTAGATATATCTACTGATACCCAATCTGATATTTCAGTTGATGCTACCAATACAATCAATACTGCTGGCGGAATAGATTTTACGATGTTCTCTGATGGAGACATAATTAATCTGGATGTTGAATTATCTCAAGTTAATGCTGGAGAGTATACAATTTCAGGGCCTCCAACATCAACGACTATTACTGTTGTTGGAACTCCGTTAACTATTGAAACAAATGGAACAATGGGTGATGTTGTAATATCGACTCGTCAGTCTGCATCTTGGTATACTACTCCTCTGAAAGCTCAGCCGACTAATGCTGACGATACAGTTCATATTGTAACAATGCCAATTGGAAAATATGCAAATACATTTACATGTGTATATAATAATTTATTTCAAGTATTTGATGCAATTGATTCTGTTGCTGATGGATTGTTTTTCCACAATGGACTCAAGATAGTAAATTCAGATATGTCATTTACTGTGCCCGATGGCAATGGAATCAGAAATGTAACAATGCCAATAGGCCTGAATATTCTAGCAGGCGAGATTGTTGATTATTATGTAGTACCAAATGTAGTAGAAGAATTTACTATGCCCATTGGTGCAGATGCTAGTGATTTAATATTGACTCTCACTAATAAGCCAAAGAATGGCAAGGTAAGAAATTTACAAGTATTTTCTGAGGGTACTATAATATATCCACATGAATATACATATCATAATGGTGTATTGACTATTGATTCTACTTTATTGGGTGGAATAATAGATGATGAATATAGAATTGAAGTTATAACTTTCGATAGAGATGTGGATTTCAATGAGATAACTCATAATACTATAGCAAATCAGACTAAATTTGAATTACATAAGAATGTAGAACAGAGACGGTGGGCATGGAGTGAGGTAATTCAGTGGGAGTGGGCAACAGTGCCACCAGCAGACTGGTCAGTAACATTCTTTAATGAATTATTAGGTTGGACATACAACGAAGATTCTAATGAAACAACTGGCGATGGTAGAGTAATATATGATCATAGCGAATCAATACCAGATGTTGCTCCATGGTCTATCTATAGTAAAAACCATGGATCTGGCAGCCAATTGGCGAAAGATTCAGTAGGTGGCCATAGTAAATGCGTTAGAAATTATGGCAATGCTGGTAAATATGTACTTAAATTTACAACAGTAACAAATGGTACTTGGAGCTCACCAATTTTCTTTCTTAATGGTAATAATGCTTCTTTTTATGAGCATGGCGAAACTGGTAGACCTGGCCTTGTAAGATTTACATCTAACAATAACACATATATAAATGGATCATATGTTAGCAATAGTCCAAGTAATAATTTAGATACTTCTTTAAGTTATTGGTATGTATTCCTTGATTTCGATAATGAGTTATTAACATTGTGTAAAAATGGAACTTCATTAGCTACAAGTTTAGATATTTCATTTATGTCAACTTCTGCTTGGATTGATCCATATATAGTAGTTAATGGTGCCAATGATGTTCAAATAGATATGGATTATACACCGGATATTTCAGGCGTAACTTCATTTCCAGCTGGCACAGTTGAAGGCGATTGGACTGGTTGGAATGATACTACAGATTATATAACACAATATGATATATATTATATACCAAATGCACAAAGCAATTGGCCAGTTGTTTTTGATAGTCGGAACCCACAGAGAAAACAAACACCAATGGGATATGTTGAAATTGAGGGTCGAGCTGAATGCCAATCAGTAACAGTTAATGCTGGTAGTCATTTTGTCATGATTGAATCACCACATGACACTCAAACTTTTAATGGTGACTATCAAGTTTCAACAATGGAAGTAATGGAAGATAATGTTAGCCAGGGTGTTAGAAGAATAGAAGATGATGGATTTTCTGCCACTGGTGGGTGTAATGTTGCAGGAATGGGATTTGTTGCAGCACAAGATGCTGAGGTTTCTATAAGAATGAAAGGTGAAAATGGGTACGGTGCTATATTTGGCAATGCTGTAATCATTGGCGTTAAATAACAATCATTAAATAACATATTATAAATAATTAAAGATTAACTAAAGAGAAATTAAAATGGCATCAATTATAAAGAATAGATTTTCAGTTGCAGCTCTGGGAGCATTCATTGACACTTATGGTCTTGGTGATGACTGGGAAGTTGCTGGTGGATTTACTGGTAATAAATTATATATGGCAATTGGTAGAGATGTAGCATGGTCAAGCGATGTAGCACCTCCAAGCCCAGCTGATAAGATTGGCTCTGCTGCACACAATAGCACACAGGGTGAAAACGAATATGGCTTCCAACAGGATGTACATGCGATGAAATACATACCTGGCGCAAATATTCAGCCTATAGTTCCAAGAATTAATTGGGCAGCTGGAGTAGAGTATAATGCACTACAAAATGATTCATCAGATCCATATGGGGCTCAAGATTATTACGTATTAAATTCATCTTCTCAAGTATGGATTTGTACTGAAGGGTATAAAGACGCAGATGGCTCTGTAACTAATAATGTAGTTTCAGATACTGGTGATGAGCCATATGCAGCATCACCTGCAGCAAATGCTACTTTCACTGGAACTACAGATGGCTATCAGTGGAAATATCTATATACTGTATCTGGTGTATCTTCAAATGCTCTTACTACTTCTTGGATGCCAGTCAATTATGGAACAACAGTTACTGGAAACGATAATCCAGAATCTAATATAGAACTTGGTTGTGACCATCTTATGATAGTCGGTGAGTTTGATTCTAGCATAACAATTGCTGGTGATAATTCAGATAACCAATATCGCCAAGTTGGAATATATGTAAATCCAGTTGAAGATGATTTAACTATTGCAACTGCTACTCTATATAATGCACCACAGACTGAAATATTTGCAAGCTCTGGCAATACTGCTAATATGGGTAAGTTAATATATCAAGAAAATAGAACACCTATTACACGAACAGCAAGTCAGATCGAACAAATTAAAGTCGTTGTAGAATTTTAAGGAATAAAGAATGTCATATAACTCAGTATCTTCCGTTGGACCATATTATGATGACTTTGATAAGACTAAAAATTATCTAGCATTATTATTCAATCCAGGTAGCAATGTTCAGGCAAGAGAATTAACTCAAATACAGTCTGTATTACAAAATCAGATTTCGTCATTCGCTGGGCATATCTTCAGGAATGATAGTATTGTTGTAAATTCTAACCTATCTATCGTATCTGATTATTCAGTTATGACATTGAATTCTGGTGGAGATGCTGAGGCTATGGTTGCTAATTTATTAGCTGATCCAGTCATTACTGGTGGAACCTCTGGAGCCATTGCAACTATTACATACTTAGACCAAGCTAATTATAAAGTATATTATTCTTCTACCTCTGGCGGCGATTTTGAGGTTGGAGAAACTTTAACTAATGCTTCAAAGACTTTTACTTGTTCTGCAAAAGGTAAAGCAACTTTAGCATCTTGTGATTCAGGGATCATCTATACCTCTGATAGGTTTGTTGTAGTAAATCCGCAGACCATAGTAGTAGACCATGATAACACTGGCCACTACCATATCGGCTTTGTAAAATCAGAGACAGTAATAACAATCGCAGGTGATGGTACCCTTGGTGACCCTGCTGCAGGCTTCTCAAATGAAACTTCGCCGGGTGCTGACAGATACAATATTGATTTGACTTTGACGTCATGGCAGGAAGGTGGCGATGGTCTTGGAACAATCACTCCAATTTCTGGAGCAGATACATACGGATTATTAAATACTCTGCCAACAAATTTCGTAGAATACATGGTAGTAGAAGATAATGCAATTATTAAATCTACAGATAAAGTAGAGTATGGCGAAATATTAGATTTACTTGCGCGCAGAACGTTCGATGAATCTGGTGATTATACAGTAAGTAATTTTCCAATGTTGATTGAAAATCATGATAGTGATTCTACAAAATTAACATTAAATCTTCAACCTGGCTTAGCATATGTAAAGGGATATGAAGTAGATCAACAAGATGTGATCAGCTTAGATATTAATAAATCAAGAGATACATTAATTGAAAATAATGGTCAACGATTAGCATCTTATGGTCAATATGTAACAGTAGGCTTTGATGATATTACTGATACTAATGATGCTGGCGGAAAGATGCTTGATTTCCAAGCTGGAGAGTTAGTAGATTTCTTTGCAGCTGGTGGCGGAGCAGTATTATCAACCGCAAGAGTAATGCACGCTTCTCAATATGGGGATAATATAAGATTATATCTTACAGAGATTTCAAACTCTTCTGCAATATCTTCTGCCTCTGTAGTAAAATCAAATGACACTGCAACAAATTATGCTAATCTTAAATTAACAAATGGCGTAGCAGTTCTTGAGGGTACAGCAACTTCACCTATTGTTAATTTTGGTTATGATGTAACTAAATCATTTGAAGAAGTTGAAACTTCATATTATTTCACAAAGAACTATGAAGCAAGTATATCTGGCGGCAGCATAACTATTGTACCGCCTGCTGGGACAACATTTGATGAAGTATTAAGTGTCCAGACTGTTGCTGATAGATTTGATATAAATGACCCATCAGTACAATCATGGAATATGCAAGTAACTCTTTCATCTATTGTTATATCTCGTTCTGATGGCGACGGCAGATGGGGCGAAGGCATAGCAGTACAGGTTACAGCAAAAGCTCAAAAGCAAAATTTCAGTTTCAGAACAAAAACAAAAACAATAGTAACGGAAAGAATTTGGATTGATCCTGCAGATGTTCCTGCAGACTCATTATATCCCTGTACTTTGGCTACTGCGATAATTGGAGACAGGATAACAAATGCTACTAATAGAGCAGATGGCATTAGAGTTCAATCAGTAATTCAACAATCAAACACAGGTGGACCAAGCCCATTAGATGCTGCTGGATTGAAAGAAGTATTCCAGTCAGGATTCGACAGTGGCCAGCGAGATTATTTCTATGATTATCTTGGATTTGTAAATTTGGATTTACCAACACTTAGGGCATCAATGAATGATGAAAATGATGTTCTTGGAACAAACTATGATGTAACATACGAATACTATGAACATAATTCAAATGCTACTAATAAATGCTTTGGGCCTAATTCTTATCCAGCAGCAGAGTTTGATTATATTCCAATTTATACAACTGAAAATGGAACTCATTATTATGATCTAACTAATTGTTTAGATTTTAGATTAAAGAAAGAAGATTTGGGCTCAATTGGTTCAGGTCTAGCTGAATTTCCAATTCCAAACACAAAGGTACAATCTGATATAGAATATTACCTTTCAAGAATGGATAAGGTTTGGATATCAACTAGCGGAGACTTAGGAGTAACTGAGGGTATATCTTCATTGAATCCAGAACTACCAGAAGATATTGATGGAGCAATGGTATTATATATATTGACACATCAGCCATATACATATACTCGCGATGAAGTATATCAAGAAGCGATTGATAACCGACGCTATACGATGCGCGACATTGGAGATATCGAAAAGCGACTAGAAGCTGTTGAAGAGTATTCAGCACTTAGCTTATTAGAAAAATCTGCATCTGATATGATAATATTAGATAACCAAGGTTATGACAAATTCAAATCAGGAATTTTCGTAGATTCATTTATGAGTTATGATACTCATAGTACAAGCGATGTAGATTATAGAATGAGAATTGATTCTACTAAAGGCCATGGTTGTACTCCATTTACTTCTGATTTTTATGATATGTCAGTTGGTACTCTTACAGGAATGGTAGAGAATGAGAATACTATTACTCTTGCATATACAGAAACAGCAATGGCTACAAATGCTCAAGCATCAGGAAGTGTAAATGTTAATCCGTTCCTATTCTATCAATGGAATGGCACAGTTAAATTATCTCCGAGTATTGATAATTGGATTGATACAACCCAAGCACCAAACATTGTTAATAATAAAACAAGTGTAAAAATAATAAATGTGCCTGGTACTACAGTTGAAGTTCCTTTACCAGAACAAGAAGTAGAAGCCATACCATCACGATGGATAGGTATTCGTAGACCAACAATTACTCCGATTGCTACAACAGGCCCAGTATCACCTACCATCAGAACTGGTGGCGGCGGTGGCTTAAGATTCAGCAGAGACATGTTACGATTTAAATAATAGGAAATAACAATGGCAATAAATTTCACAAATTTTAATACTGGTACAATATTCCGGCGCGGATTTGTAGTACCTAGAATTACTCCGACGCCTGAGCCAATACAAGTATTAAATAGGTCAAATGTAGTTCCAGAACAGAGCCTAGTTCCTGATAGGGTTATGACTACGCGTACCAGTACAACATCTGTGACTATTAAAGACCGCGTTATTGACAAATCAATGATTCCTTATATGCGACAAAAGACGATAACGTTTACTGCAGAGGGACTACGCCCGGGTATTGAGATGTCTGGCAGATTTGCTGGTAAAGATGTTACTCTTTCCAATGATACTGTTTCAGCATCTGGTTCTTTAACTGGAACATTTTCAATTCCAACTGGTGTACCAACAGGAACACAATCGTTTGAGCTATATGATGATACACATGGCTCTACGGGTTGCTCTGCTTTATACACAGCAGCGGGTCAGCTGATTACAAAACAAAAAACAATAACATCAATACGGAATGTAACTGAAACTAGAACAACGGTACCCGAAAGAAGGCCTCCTGTTGTACCAGCAAGACCAGTAAGACGCAGATTAAATCTCCGCAGACGCGGTTGGAAAGATCCAATCGCTCAGTCATTTATGTGTGCTGACGAAGGTGGAGCATATATAACATCTGTGGAATTATATTTCAGGACCAAAGATAATACAATGCCAGTATCTCTGTATATTGTTGAAATGGAAAATGGAACTCCTACAGATAGGATTGTTCCTCTCTCACATGTGACTGTTCAGGCAGCATCTGTTAATACTTCATCA